AACCTAGCCTTGCCTTTGTTACCTCACCAAGAGGAGGCAGTTCAATTTGTAATTGATCAGAGGCAGGCTTTCCTCGCTTTGGACATGGGCTTAGGTAAGACAGCGTGCGCAATAGCCGCTATCTCCTACGCCCATTCCATAGGCGAGGTACCTGCTCTGGTAATTGTGCCACCCTCGTTGAGAACAACGTGGTTGAAAGAGTTAAGCAAGTTTGCGCCACACCTTAGGGTGTGCGTTGTGCGTGGGTCGTACATCAAGCCACTTGAAGATGCCGATGTTTACATCATCGGTGATTCTGTGATCAAGCATTGGGTTGACCCAGCTGACCCGCTTAGCCTTGATAACAAAATCAAGATGTTGGTTGTTGACGAGTCACATCGAGTCAAGAACATGACAGCCGCGCGTACTCGTGCAGTGATCAAGTTAGCAAAGGCAGTACCTGGCATGAAGATACTCATGTCTGGCACACCAACCCCTAACGGGCGCAACCAAGAGATAGCCTCTCAGATTGAGATCCTTGGTCAAACCGCATGGGATGGTATCGGTGGTAAGGGTAAGTTCTGGACTTACCATTGCCCCATTGAGCGTGATGATAAAGGTAAGCTCAACCGCTTTGGTAAGCGTGCCAGCATTGATCAGCTAGGGCTTCATGACGCAATGACATCATCGTTTATGATGCGCAAGCGTAGGCATGAGGTGTTGGATCTACCCAACAAGGGTAGGTCAGCAACCCATATCGAGAGCACTGGTAATGCAGTTGATGATTACCTACTGGCCGAGGAAGATCTAGTTGCGTATCTGGCCGGTGCCGGCCTTGAGTGGCGTGGTGCTGCTCGTAATGAGGCGCTAGTCAAGCTAACCACTATGCGGAGGTTAGCCGGTGAGTGTAAGGTGCCTGGTGTAATCAATCGTGTAAAAGAGATACTCAACGAGAGTGCGCACGATGACGTACCCCCTGGGATCTTCGTAGTTGCCGAGCACCGTATGGTGATGGAGAAGATCACCCATTCTCTACACCCTTATGGAGTAGTTGAGTACAACGGTTCAATGGACGATGGTCAAAAAGCCGACGCAGTTGAAATGTTTACATCTGGTGATGCCCGTGTCATGGTCGGCCAGATCAAGGCAGCGGGCGTTGGCCTTACGCTTCATGGTGGTGGCCGTAACCATCATGTGATTATCGTACAGTTACCATGGTCTCCTGCTGATATACAGCAGGCAGAGGACAGACTTCACCGCATCGGTCAAACAGCCGATGTCGATGTGGAGATTTGTATAGCAAGCATCAATGGCTCATGGACAGTAGACGAACGTCTGTGGTCATTGTTGGAAAACAAAGCATTCTCAGCAGGTGAACTCATCGATGGTAAGGGTGAGTTCCTACTTGAAGAGATACAAGACAGTCTCATTGAGACTTATAGATAAGGAGGAATATGCCCATCATCAAATCTTCTAACTCTGGAGAGGAGATTACAGTTGTGATCTTCAATGAGACAGAGTTGCAAGCTCTCATTCACTTGCTTTCGTCCGTGACGTTCGTCAAGGATTTTGAGACCAAGCGTGCATTAGATAATCTAGAGGATCTAATGTTTGCACTAGGTGTTACTCCCGACACCGTGTTCCCACAATAGGAAAGGAAACAGATAACAATGGTTGCAGCTAAAGCCCTCATTGCGGGCATGAAAGTTGATGTTGTATCTGGTCCGTACAAAGGAGCCACTGCCACGGTCATTGACCCAACAGTGTTTCCAGACGGTCACCCAGAGCAACGCAAAGTAACAGTACATGTTGATGGAGTTGGTGATATGTATATCATTCCCAAGCAACTTGGTATCTCTGGCATGACACCCACAGCACCGGTTGTACGGGCAACCGTGCCAACCGTGGCCGTGTCTAAGACACCTATCACATCGCTTGACGATCCTATGTTAGATCGCTGGCGCCCTACCCGCCCCAACATCCTCAAGGAGTATGTACCTCGTAAGCTCGCCGGTGACCTTACTGACACCGAGGTTCTTATGAGGTACTGGCGTGAAGATCGTATCAACGGTTACGCACCTAACATCGGGCTTGTTGGTGACACCCAGTCAGGTAAGACCATGCTCGTTGAGGTCATGGCTCACCTAGTCGCTAGAGAGATGGGCTTATCTAAGCCACTGCCGATTTTCCTGCTCGCTGGTAACAGCGCCATTACTGACCACGACATGTTCGGTCAGTATCGTCCTGACGAGAACGGTGACCTTGTGTGGATGGAGGGCGTAGTTGCGCTCGCTGCCCGTATCGGTGGCATCCTCTATCTTGACGAGATCAACGCTATGCCTGGTAACGTCACTGCGGCGCTTCACCCGCTGGCAGACGACAGACACCAGTTTGTCAATATCCGCAAGCCTGTCGATGACGGTCACGGTGGCAAGATGGCCGAGGTTGTCACAGCATCAACTGACTTGTGGATTGTCTCAACGTATAACCCTGGTTATGCGGGTATGAGCAAGACCAACGAGGCGTTTGCTGCCCGATTCCGCTGGCTCACGTGGGATTACGACGAAGAAGTTGAGAAGAAGCTCATCAAGTCTCCTGCCGTGCGCTTGCTTGGTCAGGCATTGCGTACCGCCCGTGAGACTCGTGCGATTGCCACGCCAGTTGGTACGTCGTCGTTGCAGCGCCTTGAGCGTGATATCGCAATGTTTGGTGTAACCTACGCCGTATGGTCGTTCTGTGGTCAGTTCACCAACAAGTCAGAACGCACTGTCGTTGAGACTCTTATCGAGGATCGCAGTATCGGTGTCATGCTCGTCACTGAATTAGAGGGAGCAATTGAAGAAGAAATCAAACTTCCATAAGAAGGGATAACAATTGATGAACAGTAACAACGCAGACGTAGGGTATGTACTTGGTCTAATCAATAAGAACATGGTGTCCGACGACGACGAGAAAGTGTTCAGTGAAGATGACGACGAAGAGTTGGGGTTGAAGTCGTCTGATCCTCGTTTGACCAGGAATGAGTTGCGTAACACCAGATCACGAATTCGTAATCAAGTTGCTCGTGACTCGCGTAACTCTGAGAAACGTGCTGTTGACGCAGCTCGTCGCATTATCGATCAAGCTAGTCATTATGCTAATGAGAATGCAGCGTTGGCTAGAACCAAGAAGCGTAAGGCAGAGGCGGTTTGCTACGCAGCAGCCAATCTTGCCAACAAGGTTCTCAACAGCTTCAACATTACAGTTCCAGTTATGATCGAACCTATGGGGCACAAACCCAAGGCTGATGAGCCTGGTGTCGGCGCTTACACCGACTTTCAATCAATTCGTATCAGGATTGATACTACTCGGTATAACACAGATGACCCTGTGTCAATGGCCAGGTTGCTAAATGACGTCAAAGCAATTGTTTACCACGAAGGCGGGCACATGCTCTTTACACACAAGTTCTACGATGTGTGTAAAGAAGTACACAGCAAGTTAGGCATTAGTTACAACGAGTGGGGTAACTTTACTGCGTCTAGGAAGTTCACTGGTAACGCATTACAGTTCGGGCTAACTAACGGTGTAATTGATGTCCCAACGTTCAAGACATACACAGACAATACCCCTCCGATATCAATGATCATGAGAGCGTGGAACATACTCGAAGATCAACGCATGGAGACAGCGGTTGTCAACACATCTCCAGTAATGGCTCGTTATCTATCCCCTCTTGTGTTGGCTAACGTTGCTACTCCTGGCAAGGAAGAGATGGCCTGGCCTTGGGTTATTGGTCGCAAATACTTGCCCAAAAAGGCTCGTGATGTGTTCCGTGACCTTGCCTTGGCAACTAAAGCTGCTCCCCTTATCCCACGCATGGAAGAGATCGTCATGCAATATCGACGATCTAATGACGTACATGAGATGTACGATTTGTGCGTAGAATTTGCTGAGTATATGTTCGTCTGGTTAGCCCAGTTTTCTGGTAAGGGTCAACAACCTAATAATCCAGGTGAGCATGGTCAATACCCAGGGCAAGACAACGGGCGTGCCAATAAGGTAGTACCAGTTCCTAATCCTGATGATTACGAATCAGACGGTCAGCCTATTGCTGAATCCACCAATCCCTCGACGCAACCTAACGATGAGAAAGACAGTGGTTGTGGGGATAAGGATGAGAATGGCAAATCGGATGCTGATAATGAATCGTCAGAGGACGGGGCCGGACCAGCTGGGCAAGAACAAGCGACGGCTAATCGTGACACCAACGCATCACTACGTGATATCCGTGACGAACTGTCCCGCAAGATAATGGATAGCACCAAGGGTGCCGAAGTCAACGAGTTCATGGCTGACGTGCACACGGCCACCAGTGCGTTTGTTGTCCCTGACCAGACACGCCAGTTAATGAACACCGAGGAACGTCAGCGATCTATTGAAGTCAATAATAGAATGCGTGATGTACTAGATAAGCTGGTATCACACGATGATCCGTCTTGGACGTTCTATCAAGATACCGGCGTTCTCGATCCGGTTGGTTACAAGTTGGCTGAACCTGGTGACTTCAACTATTGGTCTGATCTTAGTGGGGAAGGCCGCACAACCCAGAATCTATCCGTGACCCTGCTACTTGATACGTCGGGTTCTATGGGAGCCGATGATACAGAGTTGTCAGTTGCCGCTATGGGTATCCGTAAGGCTTGCGAACACTTAGGCATCCTATGCACTGTTATGACATTCAATGATCAGGTTCGTATGGTTGTTGAGGGTACCGACAATACTGATTACGTTCGTGTAGCGGCTAATGGCGGCACTGAGATATTCAATGCCATGCAGACGATCAACCATTACCGTTATGCTAAGGACTTCCAACTTGTGGTTGTGCTTACCGATGGTGACTGGTCCGATGTCAAGGACTTGCGGACATGGTCCAGCCCTGGCCGCCACATCATGCTTGTTGGTTTCCGTATGGACGAGTCATACCTTGTTAGCAAGGGTGCTGACTCGATAATCAGTATCGATAACCTCAGCGAGTTGCCTGTCAAGGTTACGCAAGCGTTGGCGGGCTACTTCTCATAATGTTGTAAACCAAAAACACAACAGATAGGATAAACATATGACCACACAATTTGAAGACCAAGTATCTAATCTTCTTGAACTGCGAGAAGCTCTTAA